GTTAAGTAGTGGTGGTGGTAAAAGAAAAGACGACCCTTCAAGACTTTTATATGTAGATAAAGAATGGGATATTTTACCAACTGCTGAATATTGGAAACAATTATTTAGAGTATCTAAAAATCAAGTTGTGTTTGGTGCTAATTATTTTTTTGAATATTTACCTAATACAAGAGGTTTTGTTTGTTGGGATAAAAATCAAGCTATGCCAACACTTTCAGCTTGTGAGTTAGTTTGGACTTCATTTGATAAACCTGCTAAAATAATGAAAAAGTCAAGTACAGATTTAGAACGTTTTCATCCAACACAAAAACCTATTTATGTTTATAAATATATGTTTGAATATTGTAAAATAAAAGAAGGTGATAAAATACTTGATACACATTTAGGTTCAGGTTCAATAGCAATAGCAGCACACGATTATAAATATGAATTAACAGCTTGTGAACTTGATAAAGAGTATTACGATAAAGCAATACAAAGAATAAAAAACCACGTAGCACAACAAACATTATTCTAATGAATGATAAAGCAACAGAACATTATAATATTACTTTATATGAAATAGAGCAAGGAATGACTATTCCACATTTAAGATTAATATTAAAAGAATATGAAGCAGAAGAACTATATGAAGAATGTCAAGGAATACATTTAGCAATAGAAATAGTATCATTCAATGTACTAATGGAATTAATTAAACAAAGTAAAAAACAAAAAATAAAAATTAGATGGAAACGCAAATAACACTACAATTAAAAAAAGTAATACAAGAAATAACAGGTGTAGATATAAATGAAGTATCACGCAAAAGAGAAATAATAGAAGCAAGAGCAGTTTACTATAAGATATTAAAACAAATAGATAAAAAGAAATCTTTAAAATCTATTGGTGCTTCAGTAGGAAAAGACCACGCAACTGTATTACATTCATTAAAGAACTATGATATGTTTGAGCAGTTTAATCCAACATTAAAACTATTTAGAAAACAAATATTGCAAAGATTAAATTATGCATCAGGAGAACATATATTAGATATGACTAAAGATGAATTAATACAAAATTTACAAATAGATGTAATGAAACTATCAAGTGAAATAGAAAACTTGCAAGAAACAATTACTAACTTGCAAAAACCAAGAAACAAATACAAAATAGTAAACAACATAGAAACACTATTATTAGAAACAGAAGGTAAAGAACAACAAGAAATAATTATAGAAAGACTACAAGCAGTTTATAGAATGAATAAAAACATTAAACTTTAATAAGATGAGAATACAAACAAACTACACTGACAAATTTAGTTTAGGAATTGTAATTGGCAACAATGAAATATCAATAGCATTAGTATTAGTAATAATAGATATAAAGTTATGGCAGATATAGCAAAATGTAATGATGCATTGTGTCCATCAAAAGAATACTGTTATAGGTTTACAGCACCAGCAAGTATTTATCAATCTTATGCAGACTTTAGTTTAGAAGATGATGAAATGAATTGTTCTTATTTTTATCCTAATGGTAAATGTAAATATTGTAATTTAGAAAATGATAATCATAAAATGAGTTGTCCAATAATGAAAATACAAGTGAACTTATGACACCAAGAGAAAAAGCAAATGAATTATACAGTAAATATGATGATTTATTAAACAAAGATTTTGGCAATCCTATTGTATTTGATAATCAACTAAAACAATGTGCTTTAATAGCAGTTGATGAGATAATTGAATTTGCTTATAATTATACTGACTATAATGAAAAATCAACAAAACAATATTGGCAACAAGTCAAACAAGAAATAGAAAACCTATGACACCAAAAGAAAAAGCAGAAGAAATAACTTTATTATATTATAATTTAGGTAAACATTTATATGTACCTATAAGTTTTGCTAAACAATGTGCATTAATTGCAGTTGATGAATTGATATATGAAACACAATTTGAAGTTCCAAATATTAGACAAAGATATTGGATTGATGTTAAACAAGAAATAAATAAACTATGACAGCAAAAGAAAGAGCAAACATACTTTACAATAAGTATAGCAAAGAATATAATAGATTTGTAGTAAGTGGATATATTAAACAAGGTTTAGATGAATGGAAAGAAATAGCTATTGAATTAGGTAAGTTGTATAAACAATAAATAAAAACTATTATTTTTAAATTGATAATAATTTTTTTCAATTATGGAAGATAAAAGAAAATACAATGGTGGTCATACAAATGGTGGTCGTAAAGGTAAAGCAGAAGAAGTTGCATTAATAGAGAAACTAACACCTTTAGAACCATTAGCATTTGCAGCATTAGAAAAAGGATTAGCAAAAGGTGATTTTAAATTCACACAATTATTTTATAATTACTATGCTGGTAAACCAAGAGAAACAAAAGATATAACTGTAAGTAATGAGCAACCTATATTTAATATTGATTTAGATGAAGTTTAAAGCATTATCTTATGGAGTTTATATTAACTACTGCAATTAGAAAGTTATTACGTTTAAAGCAACGTATTAAAGTTATTAGAGGTGGAACATCAGCTGGTAAAACATTTGGTATTCTACCTTTACTAATTGATAAAGCAATTAAAGAACCTAATTTAGAAATTAGTGTTGTATCTGAAAGCATACCACATTTACGCAGAGGTGCATTAAAAGACTTCTTAAAGATTATAATGGCACTTGGTAGATATAATGATGCACAGTTTAATAAAAGCACTTTAAAGTACACATTTACAAACGGAAGTTATATTGAATTTTTTAGTGTAGACCAGCCAGATAAATTAAGAGGTGCAAGAAGAAATATATTATATGTTAATGAGTGCAACAATATAGATTTTGAAAGTTACTATCAATTAGCAATTAGAACATCAGGTGATATATGGTTAGATTATAATCCTACTTCAGCATTTTGGGTAGACAAAGAAATACTAACACAATTAGATGTTGATTTTATTACATTAACTTATTTAGACAATGAAGCATTATCAGAAACAATAGTGCAAGAAATAGAAGCAGCAAAAGTAAAAGCATTAACATCTACATATTGGGCAAACTGGTGGCAAGTATATGGTTTAGGACAAACAGGTTCTTTAGAAGGTGTATGTATTACTGATTGGCAAGAAATAGATTTACCAACTGATGCAAGAATATTATGTTACGGAATGGACTTTGGATATTCAAATGACCCAACAAGTTTAGTAACAATGTACAAATATAATGATGCATATATATTTGATGAAGTAATTTATAAGAAAGGATTATTAAATAGTGAAATATCAAATCTATTAAAAGCAAATAATGTAAACGAAATTGTTTACGCTGATAGTGCTGAACCTAAATCAATAGCTGAATTAAATAGTTATGGTCACAATGTGTTACCAGTTACAAAAGGAAAAGATAGTATCTTATTTGGTCTTAATTTAATTAATCAAAACAAAGTTTATGTTACATCAAGAAGCAAGAACTTAATTAATGAATTAAGAAACTACATTTGGCAAACTGATAAAACAGGAATTAAAATGAATAGACCAATAGATGCATATAACCACGCAATAGATGCTATGCGTTATGCTATGACAAGTCAATTAGAAAATCCACATAAAGGAAACTATTTTATATATTAATAACATTATATTGTTATTTTAAGTGTATTTAATACTTTTAACATTAAAAATATATTCAAAATAACATTATAATATCATTTTACTAATGAGTTACGGACAAATAATAGCAGCTATTCAATGTTATATTCACCACGTTAAAGGTGTTGAAGTTCAAATTAATCTACCAAGAAACATAGGTGAAATAAAAAAGATGCAACAGATGTATAATGTAGCAAGTGCTTACCTTTCATAGTAACATAAGTATTAAAATCAACGTTTATATTGACACAAAAGGTAATGAAAGAAGAAGAAGATGTATTTGAAAATATGGAGTTTGAAGCAGCAGATACAAGATATGAAATTATATCAATGTGCAATAGTGCTTTAAATGCAGTTGAAGGATTTGATACAGGAATGATAAGTAAAGAAGATGCATTTAAGATTAAAGAAATAAAAAGAAAGTCTTTAGCTTTAATTGATTTGCACATTGGAATGATATATGATGAAAACTTTGATAGTTAAATGTATTATATTTAAAACAATATTGTTGTTTATGTACATAATATAAAACATTTGTAAATGTTAAAGTTTTGTTAAAATTTGTAAATAGTTTTTTAGTTCATAAAATGTTTATATATTTGTACAAGTTAAAACAAACAAAAACAAATATTATGTTATCAAAATCAATAGAAAAAAGAGCAATTAATTTAATGATTACTGGAGTAGATGCAATAGAAGCTGTTAAACAAGCTATCATTGAAGAAAACAAATTTATATCTGAAATGTTAGAGCAAAGAACTGAAAGAAGTGTAAAAGCAAAAAAACAAATTTGTAAAAATGTTTATGGTTTAATTCACTTAATTAATTAAATATGGAATTTATAGAAGTTATTTTAAAAAACAATAAAAGATATTCATTCAATATTGAAAAGCTACAAAGTTTTAAAGAAATGGGGATTAGATGGACAAGAATATATTTACAAAATGATGGCTTTTATGATTTAGATGAATGTTATCAAGAATTTGTAAATAAACTTAACAGATTAAACAAATGAAAACATATATGACAAAGTATTTAATAACTTACTGGACAGAAAGAAATGATGAAAGCACAGATGTAGAAATCATTATAGAGGCATTAAATGAAATAGATGCTATGAAACAATTTTTAGATAAAAGATTAACATATAAAAAAATAGAAAGCATACAAGAATTAGTTTAGTTTAGGTTTATAATTAGGGGAAGGAAAGGCAATCAGAAATGGTTGCTTTTTTTTGTTTAATACAATTTGCACTTTATTTTATTTTTAAATAAAAAACAATAACAGATAATGAAATTACAGATTACAATACCAACAAGTTTAGATGAAATAACATTAGAACAGTATCAAAAGTTTTTATCAATAGCTAAAGATAATCCTGATGGTGAGTTTCTTCAACATAAGATGGTAGAAATATTTTGTGGTATTGATTTAAAGAATGCTGCTAAAATAAGCTATAAAGATGTTAATGAAATAACAACTAATTTATCAAATCTATTCTTGCAAAAATATGATTTGAAAAGAACATTTAAATTAGGTAATACAGAATTTGGTTTTATAACTAACCTTGATGAAATAACATTAGGTGAATATACTGATTTAGATAAGTACATATCAAATTGGGATATGATGCACAATGCAATGGCAGTATTATACAGACCAATAACAAAGAAGTTAAAAGATAAATATCAAATAGAAGAATACAATGGTAGTTATACTTATTGTGAAGCTATGAAATTTGCACCAGTTGATATAGCATTAGGTGCTGTGGTTTTTTTTTACAATTTAGGAAACGAATTGTTGAAGTCTACGATACATTATTTGGAGAACAACAAGGAGTTTCAGAATATAGTAAACAATCACAATTTGGAAGTAAATGGGGTTGGTATTCATCATTCTATGCTATTGCTCAAGGAGATGTTAGAAGATTTGAAGATGTCTCAAAACTTCGGTTATCAGTTGCATTAACATTTTTAACATTTGAGAAAGAAAAGAACCAAATAGAAACAGAATTAATAAAAAGATAATGAAAGGATTTTACCAAGTTACAACAGCAATTAAAGACCAACTATATAAAGATATATTTGTTAATACAGTTTCATCTGGCGATATATTTGAAATTGATTTAAACAAGCAAACTATATTTCCTTTGTCTCATATTATAGTAAACAATGCAACATACAATGGTAACACTTGGTTATTTAATATATCAGTTTTATGTATGGATGTTGTAGACTTTAGTAAGACTGAACAAATAGACCAATTTTTAACAAATGATAATGAACAAGATGTACTGCATACTCAATTAATGGTTATTAATAGACTGTTAGAAGTATTAAGACGTGGAAGTTTATTTGATGATTTATATCAGTTGCAAGGCACACCTAATTGCGAACCATTTGTAGATAGATTTGAAAACAAAATAGCTGGTTGGACAGTTACATTTGATGTTATGGTTGCTAATGAAATGACAAGTTGCGAAAATGAATGCTAATAATTTAACATCT